TCATCGCCTGCGAGCGGTTGGGGCGCAAGTGCCGCGCAATCGAAATCAGCCCGGCTTATTGTGCCGTTGCCATCCAAAGATGGGTAGACATGACCGGCGGAGTGCCGGAATTGATTGATAGCAATACAATCATTTAGCAAACATGGCAAACAGAAACCCACCGACCAACGGATTTGACAAGCGCAAGGCGGCAATCAATCGCAAAGGGCGTCCACGCTCGTTTGACGCCCTGCGCACCCTCGCCCAGCAGATCGCCCACGAAGCTGCGCAAACCGGCGGGCAGCCGCTGGTTATCAACG